TCGTATTCGTCTTGATCTGTAATGATGATCGTTGGCTGATCGTTACCCACAGAAACATTGTTGTACATGGTTGCCATGCCAGCTATGGTTAAAGCACCACCTACGTTAGTAACTGATGATCTCCACCATGTGTTGTTAGAACCATCAGCAGGAATGTTACCAATAGCAGAAGCGCTTGGTCCATCGTTGCTTGTTCCAACAATACCGCCAATGCCCATCCAGTCTTTAGCGCTGTTACCAGAGCCGTCTGCATAGAACATAGCGTTCATGTTTTCAATAATTGTTTCTTGGGTTTGGAAAATCTTGCCTTCTAGAAGGTCAATGATTTGTGCCTCACCATTGTTTTTAGCTTCTTCCAATCCATTGATTGTTACAGTAGCCGCATATTGTTTCCAGTCGTACTCAGCGGCTGAAATGCCTGACTGAGCGTCTGTTGCAATCTGATCTGTTCCACTGTAAGAAGCCGCTGTTGAGTTCGTTCCGTAAATTACAGGAACAACTATCTTAGCACCACCTGAGATGCGCCGAATTGTTTGACCATTTGTCAAAGCATAGAACAGAGGTCTAGCTGTGAAAATGTTGTCAACCAATTTTGGAACATAGTTGTTTAAGGTAGTAGTAAGAATCTCATCAAAATTGCTGTTACCAGCCATATGTCTTACTCCTTAGAGGTTATTGGTTTAGTTGTTGTTTAGCTAAAGCGAAAGCTTCTCTTAACGAGCTAACCTGAGGAGTTGATTCAACTGAACCACCTGTTTGCGTAGACCCTCCAGTTGTTACAACTGAAGCATCTCGTTTTTTAGATGTTATTTCTTGTTCCTGCGAAAGTTTATCCGCAGTAGACTTAACCTCATTAAACCGCATATGCGTATAAGCCGCTTCCAAATTAGGAATACGATTCTTAATCGCATGATTAACTAGGTCGTTTGCGTCAAATTCTCCGTATTTATCTTGTAAAGCGCTAACTTCTCGCTCTATTTGCTGAATCCTCTGTGCTTTATCTTGTTGAGCAAACCTTTGCTGAAGCATCTGATCTTGCTGTTGGATTTTTTGCTCCAACATAGCTACTTTGCGTTCGTTATCATCCATCATTTCCCATTCTTCAGCCTGTTTTTGATATTCAGCCTGATCTCTGGCAGGATTTATATTAAACGAACTCATAAGAGTTTGAATAGTTGCTTCTGGGTCTGCCTCCAAAGCAGAAACAATTTGTTCTGCCTCATATAGCCTTTGGCGTTCAGCCGCTACCTCTTGCGTTTTACGGGTATAATCCGCTTGCCGTTGGTAACCTTGTTGAAGTTCTTCAAGGGTGACCTGATGTTCCTCACCGTCTATTTTGACAGTATATGCAGGTTCCTCTGGCACTTCTGTAGAAGTTGCAAGGTTATCCACTGGTTCAGTGGGTTCTATGGCTTCTGTTTCATCAGACACAATGTCCTCCTAAGGAATCTTATTTTGATAAGTTGTTCCTATAAGTTAATCACAGTGTCCCAAAAACTACAAGGATGGAAGCTCTAATCCCATCTGATTTTGTAATTGAGCCAGTATTTCAGGCGGTATTCCGCCAGTAGGAGCAAATAATTCAGGGCTAGGACCAACCCCAGCACCCATCATTTCAGGAGGAATAGGTGGTCCACCCATCATTTCAGGGGGAACACCACCCTCTTCAGGTGGCATCTCTCCTTCTTCAGCCATCATCTCAGGAGGAGGCTGTTGCATTAAGAATTTATCTGGTTCTTGTATCCCAAATCCAAACTCCAGAACGTGCATAGCAAGAGCCGCAGGGTCAATAACTGTTCCAACCAGAGGAGCAACAGCGTTCATCAAAGAAATAGCTTGTTGCTTTCTAATAGTTTCATTCATGGGTTGTGTAGACCCAGCCTGTACCGTGAAATCGTATTCACCTACTATTTCTTCACGAGTATAAGGAACAAAAGCCGCATCCCCGCCTTTCAACGCTACGCGAGCCATTTCTTCACCCGTCATAAATTGTTGCATTAACTGAACTACACGTCTAGCAACTAAAGAGATACAAATTTCAACAATAGCTAACTTGTCAGCAGACCGAGCATTCTGAGCATCAGCGACAATAGATGCCTCTGTAGCTGTCCTGCGTATTTCAGGCATAGCTCCACGAGCGTATTCTGAAATACCTGAAACAGTATTAATGTCATTTTCAATAATTTGCGAATAGTTATAAATCTCAGGAGACACTGGAACCTGAGGCATAGGCATAACCACTTCACTAAGTGGCTTATTCTCGTCCACTACAGGAACAAGGCGACCATCATCTTCAGACTCAAGAGCTTCTCTACCCTCAGGACCAAAAGAACGTTCGTGATACAAATACTTGCGAGCATAACGCTTTCTATCGTTCATTAATTGGCTACGGGTCTTATCTAACTCTAGTTGTAAAGGCTCTAAAGCTTCTAGATCTCCCATAGGATAGAAATTATCTGGAACGTCATAGTTCCTAAGCATTACGAAAGGTTGCCCGTATGCGTAAGGCATTTCTATAGGGTCTATTAAGAACTCGTCACCATCTTGGGCGTACACAGCTAACGTATTTTTGGTTATATCGTAGTATTCCCATATGACAACCCTGTCATCTACATATTGGCGTTTATCATCATAGGAATCTGTGTATGTAACATCAGATTCAACGTTTGTAAGAGATAGACGCTTTCTAGCCGCAGGCTTATATCGTTTATCTTCCTTAGCCATAGCCAAAGGACGCACAATTCTTTGTGCTATCCATTTAGCGTCTTCTAAACAAGTAGCTTCAGGGTCTACATACACATCAAAAGGGCTAACCCTTTCTACGAAAGGCTGATCTTCAACTACACGCATAATGCTTTCAGGCACATTGGCTATAATTTCTGCGTCTGTAGGTAGTTCTAAAGCTTGTTCAGGGTATTGTTGAGCAAATTGATTTGCTTCCATGATCGCGTTTTGTATAAGCCCATCACG